TACAATTAGAAGAATGGAGTGAAGAAACAGGATATACCGGAAGGACACTGCAGGAATATATAAAGAAGATATATACGGAAGCACCAGGAATCAAAGAAGGATATATCATTATGAACACAGAATATATCTCAGCAAGTTATAAAACGAGAGGAGAGTGAAGGAGCTTGAAAGTGCATATTGAAAAAGATATTTACATCCCATCCGGCATCTATTGCACACAGTGCAGTAAAAAAAAGACAGATATCCAAGGAGACGCGTATTGCGATGAATTTGGAGACTGGCTTCATGCATCGAATGATGGCGCCGGCAGAATTGTGAAATGTGTAAGCTGTTTTAAAGCAATGCAACGGCAGATCACAGGAAAGAGATAATGATATGCAGATAGATTTCAATATCCCGGTACGCTGCCCTTTCTGCGGTGTTTGGATAGAAGATAAGTTTTCCGTTAGTATACGTGAGGACACTACCAAAATGCTGCAGTGCCGCTGCGGAAAGAGCTTCTATGTGCGACGGGAAATTTCGGCTAAAGTAAAACTGTATCCGGTGAATTATTTTGAAACGAACGGAAGATCGGGAGCTGGCTTCCGGATGGACCAGCAGAAAGGATATGAAGATGATCGTAAGAAAAGAGCAAAGTAAAACGTTTTATAAGTATCTTAAGCTGATATATGACATATTGGCCACTGAAACAAGCGGCTACGCATTGTATATCCACGAAGGAAGGTTATACTTTACGACTTATGCAATGGGTGGAAAGCTGTCCATCAGCAGCTCTGGCGTAGAAGTATATGACGAATTATGCAAAGAGCCGGGAGCGTATGAGATACGTATGACGCCACACAAGGATTTTGAGATATCAAAACTGCCAGAGAGTAAAGTTACGGAGGACATGAAAAACATCTTTAAACATGCAACCATAGGGCTGGAAGAAAAGAATCATCTATGTGAGATCAATAGCAATTGTTCCAGCGTGATTGCAGATATCGCGAGAAAATCAAAATTGCGTATAAAGGACCGATATTTAAAGGTAATGAAGAAACTGCAGGACTTTGATGTAAGCATGAATAAGGATTTCATCATTTGTACAAAAGCAGAAGCAGTTGACAAAGAAAACCTGCAGGTAGTCCTCATCATGTACTTTTGGTGCGAGGATATTCAGGATGAATACGACCAGGACAAGCTGGGAATGGATTAGAAGGTGGAGCAGATGCTGATCAGGATAATAAAAGAGCTGCGTGACCTGCCGAAGCACAAGCGGCCGATGCAAGGAAAAGTATACGAAACACTGGACCAGATATCAGGGAGATATAATGCACAGGAAAATTGTCGTAAGATTATCATAGTAAATGGTCACAAGGTGTCTGTACATCGGGAAGAATATGAGCCGATACAAAAGATAAGAAGGAGAAAGAGTAATGGAGAAGGATAGAATAAAGCCATGTCCATTCTGTGATGGTAAGGTAAAAGTCATAAAGTCCCCTATCGGAGTAATTTTCTTTAAATGCGTAGAATGTGGATGTATTGTATCCTTTGACATGGAGAAATGCAACAAGCATCCGGAAAAAGCAATTGAAGCATTCAACAGGAGGGTAGTAAGTCATGACGAAAGAAGGAATGCGGCGCTCAATTGACGGATTCATAATAAAGGAACGGGAAGCTGAGAAAAGCAAGAACACAGTGCGTCACTATGCGCATGTGCTTGATTTGCTGTATGATTTCCTGCCGGAAGGTGAGTTGAATAAGACGGGTATCATCGAATTTAAGGAGCACCTCCTGGAATCCGGATTCGAACCATCCACCGTACAGAATTACATTACCATCGTGAATAAGTGGCTGAAATACGCCAAGATGAAGCGATTCACGGTCACGAATATAAAGGTCCAGGGCAAGGCATCACTGGAAGAGGAGGAGTTGCTCACGCCGGAAGACTTCATGCGACTTCTACGGCAGGCGAAACGCATGGGATACAAGCAATACTACATGATCATGGAAATCATGGGCTACACAGGCATCCGGCTGTCAGAGCTACAATACTTCACAGTCGAAAACATCAGGAAGCCGAAGCTGATCGTGCACAACAAAGGAAAGATACGCACCATCATCATGCCAACAACATTAAAAAAAAAGATAAAGAAATATATCGAAGTGCAGGGCATCGAAGCCGGATATATCTTTCCGGGGAAAATAGAGGGAACCATGCTGCATCCAACGACGGTGTACAAAAACATCCGTAAGATTGCAGCTGCGGCCAAGATAAAAAAGACGAAGGCGCATCCGCATGCCTTCCGACACCTGTTTGCAATCAAATACATCGAACAGGGTGGACAGCCAAGTGACCTTGCGGACATCCTGGGGCATAGTCAGCTTGAGACGACAGCAATCTATACGCGAACGACCGATAAGATGAAAAAAATACAGGTAGAGAAGATCAACTACCGGAACAGGAGATAAACATGAACAATGATACACAGGCAGTGAACGATGAAAAGAAAGACTATGAAGTGGAATATGAATCTTTTTGGAAAAAGATTGTAGAAAATGAAGATGGGACGCTGAATAAGGAACAGATCATGCGTGAACTAGCAGATTACAGTATCGTTATGGATAACTGCATGAAAGCGTATATGGAAATGACGGAACAAAATATATCGAAACCACTCACATACTTTAGCGAAGTATTAGGTGTTTTCCACGAAAGATATATCAGCAAAGCGGAAATGAAGGATGATCTTACTGATATCATCCAGGAGTGTGTAGATTATGATGAGTTGATAGCTGTGTTGACGGATACGTTCGATTTAAAATAAATACAGAAAGGTCTTAAAAAAATACAGGTAGAGAAGATCAACTACCGGAATAGGAGGTAACCAATGCCGGGGAAATTAGAAATCGACATCAAAGGAAAGGGTGCGTACGACATTGCGGGTTCAAGCTTTGGAACGATGCTGCCGTCGGAATATGTAGAGCTGGCCGCAGCGTTCACAGCAGCGGCAGCCGGAAAAAGCGGTGTGCCATTTAGCAATATCATGATGTTGATACAAAGAAGAGCGCAATATCTGTACACACAGAACCAACTGGATATCATGGATGAAAAAGTCCAGAAAGGTCTGAAAAAAACTCCAAAAGTATGAAGGTGGTGAAAAGTGAAGAAAAGCCTTTGTTTATAGGCTTATTCAAAGGAAAAACCAATCTTTATAATATGGGGTTATATTGATTGGAATACAGGGTAAAGGAGAGCGGAAAATGAACGAATATCAAGAATCACTGAATACGATTAAAAGATGCTGTGAGGAAAGAGATGGATGCTGCTGCTCAAGTGTAGAGAGACTACAGGAGCTGATTCATCATTGCGAAGCACTAGATAAACGGTTTGCTGATCAGCATAACACAGATGAGTTTCAGCATTTTAAATTGCATAGTGATAGCACATTAAAGTCGCTAAAAAAGGACGAGCTTATAAGCTATATTCATATGCTTTACCATAACTGGAGTGCAACGGATGAATCATATTATAATGTGATGGCATATGCTAAAAAACTACAGGATGGAAAGTAATCGCATGGCAGGAGCTGCCGGAAACGTACAAAGGAGAGCGGAAAGATGCTGAAAAAGCTTAGATCATGGATAACACAGAAAGGGAACAGGCTATGAATGAATATCAAGAGTTATATGAAGGTATCGAACTGATGTGCCTATGCACAGATACATACGAAGATGCGGAAGAATATCTGAAATCATTAAGAGAGTTAATTGAACATTACATAGTGTTGGAAGATGCATTCACAAGAGCATGCGAACATATCAAATATGAGAATGCAGAAGGAAAGATGGACGATACATCTGCATGTCCAAAATCCATATATGCCTTCACACCAAACCGCTGCAGGAAAGATAAATGCAGGATGTCAAACGAGAAGTGCTGGAAAGAGTGGTTTTTATACCTGGCAAAGCAGAAAAATCGGAAATGAAAAAGTTTGCACATATTTTTTGATAAAGGACACCGTGAAATGAGCGAAAAGCCTTTATACATCAGCTATTACATATGCCATAAGACATCCGAAAATACGTTACAGTTTTATAGTGTATGTAACATATTTAAAGAGGAGGAAACAAGGAAAATGACACTGGAAAAAGCACTGGAAATATCGCAAAACATCATCGTTGAGAAAACAACTTATCTCAATACACTGGAATACGAAGCCCAGCGGATGAAGGAAACGGATCTGCATGCTGCATCGATTGAAGCAGAATTGAAAAAGACCAGAGAAGAGATTGCGGCAATGGAGATTGTCAATGGAAGGCTGCAGGTATACAGGAATGTTGCACAACAGGAGGGAGTAAGACGATGAATTATGATGAATTTAGAGATTCTCATGATATGGAATTTCATGGGAAGCTATATAAGATAGTGTTGAATCTATGCCAATATAGAGATAAGGAAACGAAAGTCAGCTGTATCAGAGCGGAGGTATACGATGAGGAGAGCGAGGGGCTGAGAACGATTTGCGCACCATGCACGGAATTTAAATTTCCGGAAAAGAAAGCTGCATGCAAAACATGCATCTATTACGCAAAAGGCTATTGCCATAAATTTGAAACTGCCATAAAAAAAGATGATGAAGCATGCGAATATTATGTTGAATGTGATGAATGATGTAATTACACCGGAAGATGCTGTGGAGGAAGTACGCAGAATGTCGGATCCGGTAGTATATGTGCGTGTGCCATTTGATGAAATGGTGCTGATCACACGAAAATCTGGGTATGTAGAATCATATGATGCGCTGCAGTTAACGAGAGAATGGCTACAAACACCGGAAGATGTATTTATCCGGCAGTACGGTTTTAAATGGCAGCCGCCGGAAACATGCATAAAAACGGTATTGGGAAAGGAAAGTAAAAAGTGGAAAGATTAAGAATATTGTCAAGGATCATGTTTATCATGATATTTACAGTGATTTATATCTACTCATTGTATAAGGTTGTTAAGGACATTAAGTCATGGAACAAAGGCAGAGAGCAGCTGCCGCAACGGAAATTGGCATTGTCAACGCAGGCTATGGCTTTGCTCCATGCTGCATTTGCCGTGGCTGCTCTGGTAACCTGGTTTTTGTGGGCGTTTGAAATATAAGGAGGAACAACATGCTAAAAGTAACCGATAAGTATTACATTGACGCTGATGATAAATACTTTAACGTCGTGGAAAAAGCTGTAAATCATAAAACAGGAAAGATAACATCCTGGAATAGGGCAAGTTTTAAAAAAATACAGGATGCAGTTGCCGAAATCAGGGAGATTGTATTGCGGGACAAAATCATGAATAACGAAATTCTTACGCTTTCAGATTTACGTAGTACGGCATTGAATATTGATAAATTTATCGGTGATCAAATGTGGACAGAAGGAAGAAAATACGATGCATAAGGACGATAAACGGATAAAAAAAGCCGAGAAGCTGCTCTACTTATATCCACACACCGATACTTGTTATAAAAAGCTGCAAAAGGCTGTGGACAATATAAAAAGTGATAAGTATTACGATATCATTGATATGCGTTTCTTCCGGAAAATGAAATACAGGGAGATTGCAGAGGAATTAGGACTGGATGATAACACTGTGTATAAGCATAAACGTAGACTTGTGGAGCTAGTGGCAGATGTATTATATGCGGATGACATCGTAAAAGAAATCATGGAAGAAATCGAAGACGAAAAGCTATAAACAAGAGGATGCATGAAAATTGCATCTTTTTTATGGAGATGGATAAAAACAGGAGAAAAGCAGGGAATAAAAAGGGATAAATAAAGCAGAAAAAAGGGATAAAAGTAAGGATATTTCTGTGTATTGTGAAAAACGAATATTTCGCTTATGATTCTGGCATTGAACGGAACAGCTGTTCCGCGAAGAAAAGGAGAAAAAGCAATGGAAGAAGAAAAGAAAGTTATCCAGCCTGAAGGATCAGGAGTTGAACCGGCAACGATTGCTAGAACAGTCTGCCTGTTCATCGCACTTGTCAATCAACTTCTTGCTGTATGCGGAAAGGGCACCATTGGTATTGCTGACGATACAGTATATCAGCTAGCGACAGCAGGCTTTACAATTACAGCTGCACTTATTTCATGGTGGAAGAATAATTCATTTACACGTGAAGCAAAGGCATCAGATAAAGTAATGAAGCAGTTAAAAGGAAAATAGCTGCATGGAGTTGCTTACATTCGTCAAAGACTACTGGGCTATTTTAATTTTTCTCGGGACTATGTTTGCTTGGATATTAAAATACATCATAGCTCTACAGAATGGTATAAAAGCCATCCTGCACGATAGGATCATACAGAAGTGTGAGTATATGATCAATCGCGAATATGTCACGTCTGATGACTTAGAGGAACTAGAATATTTGAACGGTCCATATAAAGCATTAGGCGGGAACGGCACAGTAGAAGTCATGTTAAGAGAGGTACACAAGTTACCAAAAAAGAAATAGGAGGAAGCATATGACAGCAAAAGAATTTAAGAAGAGGGTCGAAGGTAAGGCCTATGATGTAGACGGCGCATTCGGCGCACAGTGCTGGGATCTATTCGCATATTTTTGTCAGCTGATGAAATATCCAATCTATAACTGCACAACGACTGGATATGTACCAGATCTGTGGAATGACCGTAAGAAGAATGGTATCCTGAAAAAGTTTGTGGAGACACAGAACATGCAGGAAGGAGACTGGTGTATCTGGGGTAAGTGCGCAGCTGCACCAGACGGACATATTGCGATGTATCTGTCAGATAATGGAGACGGGACAGGTCAATTCCTTGGACAGAATCAGGGCAGCAATGTGGCAAATGTGATCACGATGCCGTATGCTGGGTCACTCGGGGCTTTGCGAGCAAATGATTACGTCAAAAAGCCGGCAAAAAAGACACCGGCACAGAAGGCTGGAATTGCTGCATCTGGAACGATGGTTGCTACCGTAGATCGTATCCGTGTGCGTAATAGCGCATCTCTCAGCAAAGGAGAGACCGGATTGTATTACGATAAGGGCATGGTGCTGAATTATGAATCCGTGAAAGAAGCGGATGGATATTTCTGGCTGGTCTACACATCTGCAAGCACAGGAACGACACGTTACATCGCCTACGGAACCACCGATGGCAAGAAAAAATTCTGGAAGAAAAAGTAAGTACGAAACACATGTACTTCCCAGATTTAAAGAAATAGCCGAGTGGTGTAGACAGGGAGCAACTGATAAAGAATTGATAAAGGCACTCGGAATAGGAAAGAGTGCCTTCTATGAATATTTGAAAATTCCGGAGTTTTCGGAATTGCTCAAAAATAGCCGTATCAGTACCGTACAGGAACTGAAATGTGCGATGTTTAAACGGGCTATTGGATTTACGTACACCGAGACAGAGAAGACTGTGGAACGGATTGAATTCGATAAGTCCGTAAAAAAAATATTGCTGGAGAATGGTATCGATGTAGAAGCACTGGAACAACCAAAGATTATAAAAACTAAGATATCAGAAAAACATGTCCTTCCCGACCCGACATCAAATCTCATACTGTTGAAACACTGGGACAAGGAAGCAGGATGGACATCGGATCCACAAACATTGGAATTGAAGAAACAAGAATTTGAACATCGAAAAAAGATGGATGAAGAAAAAATGTTTTAAGAAAGGATGATGGATATGGCAGATAAGCTAAACGGATTTAAGGATAATCATAGTCTTGCAGAAGCTGCAGCAAAGGATACGGTATACACAAAACAGGAAATCGATGCAAAACTGGCAGCACTTCCGGTATTCCGTTCTGGTACTGCAAATCCAGATAATTCCGTCGGAAAAGACGGAGACTTTTATCTAAAGTTGGAGCAGTAATATGGCATGGAAAGAGGTATGGAATAACAGCTATTACAAGATAGAAGTAGAATATACCATGACGAAGAATGTCATAGCGAACACTACCACATTTACTGCTAAGCGGATACGGATAACATCTGTAAATTCATATTATAGTTGCAATAATGCAGCTGGGACTGTAGGTATCGGTGTACGATCAGATATCAGAGGTACACAGACAAAAGCTATCAATGTTGGAGGGGGTGGCTCGCAGACTATTGACCTTTATGATAAGACGTGGACGATCGGACACAATGGAAGCGGAACGCCGAACAATAACCCGGTCTATGTCCATGGATATTGTGATGTCGGTTTAGGTGGCAGTTATCATACACCGGCAGGTGGATGGAAGACCGCTGCGATATCTGTTCCATCCATAGATCGCAGCGGAGGGTCTGCTGGAATATATGTATCATCAGTATCACAAAACGCTATAACCTGCGTGATAAGCTCAAATGTAAAAACAACATTAGGGCGCTATCGGATAGATGGTGGAGGATGGACAAATTTCACACCTTCTTCAGCTCTTGCTGTAACTAATGGCGGATCTATGAGCAAAACGTTTAGCGGATTTTCGCCTAACACTTACCATACGATAGAGGTCCAGTTTCGCCGAGACTACAACGAAGTATGGGGATCTTCTGCTTCTGCTGGTGCAACGACACCAAAACCGCCGGCACCATCTGCCGGGTCGATCAAAGTTACAGCGGTAACGATAAATTCTATCACCGTACAGGTGAGCGGATTTGGATTCGGAGGTTATGGAGCTACATGGGGAGCATATTTCTTCAAACGTTCTATTGACGGGAGTTGGTCCAGCAATGGATCTGGATCGACAAGAACATTTACAGGACTTTCTCCTGGTACTTCGTATACACTACAGGCTCTATTACGGGATAACTATGGGACTGATTCGGGTGTAGCAAGTGTCACAGCCACGACACTTCCGGCAACACCGGTCGCGGGATCATTATCCTATTCAGGATTGCTGTTCGATCGCTTCACAGTATCAGCATACGGATACAGTATTGCGGCAGGAATAAGTCGATTTGAATGGCAGATCAATGGCGGTTCATGGGTATCCTCCGGAACAACAGCCAGCAAAGCATACACAGGGCTGAAAGAGAAAACAAGGTATACAGTCAATTGTCGTATTCTGGATAAATTGGGAAGGTATTCAGGGGTCTTTGGTGTGACCATCACAACGCCGGCGGAGCCAGCAGGGCATATATTCTTAAAAGTCAATGGAAGGTATCAAAGATACAATATCTATAAGAAGGTTAATGGTAGATACTTACGAGCAACAGATATATTCCGCAAAGTAAACGGAGTGTATAAACGCGATGTGTAACGAGGTGAAATTTTTATGAGGAATATCGTCAGTATATATTTTGCGGATACCAATCAGTACGGTTCATGCAACTCTGCAAGTGATGAGAATGAATTGATCCTATTTCTAATACCTCTACCATCACAGAAAACGAATCTGAGAGTGGAAGTAACTGACCGATCTGGAAACGTAACCACTAGCCCGGTCTTACAGCTAGAAGAAGGATATCTGAATTATAAGATAGATAAAACCTTGTGGTATACAGCGGGAACGATGAAAGTGCGCTTGTTGAGTAATGAAGGAAATACTGGATATGTAGAGTTCAGAACACTTGTGACGATAACGGATCAGGATGCAGCAATCTGCAAATTAGACGCATCATTCTTCAGCATCTCAAAACGTTCGGAGCAGGCCAGCGAAAGCTGGCCGATCGGTTCAGTTTTTGAAAGTATCCGCAATGTCAACCCAGCAGAATACTTCGGCGGTATATGGGAGCGTTTTGGGAAAGGGCGTGTCACGGTCGGCGTCGATGAGAATGATGCAGATTTCGATACGGTGCAAAAGACTGGCGGGGAAAAGAAACACGCAACCACAGTGAACGAGATGCCAATACATACACATAGCCAGAAATCACATAATCACACTCAGAATGCTCATGGGCACAGTGCTTCGTCTGGGTCGGCAGGAAGCCATACTCACTCAGGGTCAACCGGGAGCGCAGGAAGCCATGCTCATACGATGTATACGAGACAGAAAGTGCCAGGCGGTACAGGTGGTAAGTGGGCTACGATGGGATGGTCGAGTGATTATGACGGTACTTCTACTACTGCGGCACAAAGCGCAGGAAGCCATAGCCACAGCGTGACTATCAATTCAGGAGGAGCACACTCACATACAGTGAATGTAAGTAGTAATACCGCAAGTAATAACGCAACAACCGCAACGAACAACAATGCTGGAGGAGGAGCTGCGCATAACAACCTGCAACCGTACATCACAGTATACAAGTGGGTGAGGACAGCGTAATGTTTAAAAATAAGAAAGAATTCTATAATTCAGATGAGTTTAATAGCTTGAAAGAATATCTAACCAATGAACGAAAGAATCCAGACGATGGGATGGTCTATTGTGAGCATTGCGGAAGACCTATCGTTAAAAAGTATGATATGGTCGCGCACCATAAGAAGGAGCTTACAGACCAGAATATCAACGATTACATGATATCACTGAATCCGGAACTGATCGTGTTAGTACATTTTAAATGTCACAACGAGATACATCGCAGATTCGGAAAAGAAGGATATCGCAAGGCATATATCGTTTATGGTCCACCGTGCGGAGGTAAGACAACATTCGTTCAAACCAATGCAGGACCGAATGATCTCATTGTCGATATGGACAGCATCTATCAGATGATAACCGTAAACGATAGATACATAAAGCCTGACAGGCTGAAGATGAATGCTTTCGCTGTACGTGATTGTTTGTATGAGCAGATCAAGTATCGGACAGGTAAATGGGAAAATGCATATGTGATTGCAGGATTACCAATGGCAATGGAGCGTCAACGTCTTGAGACACGATTGAATGCATCTGGTATATTCATTGATGTTGACAAGGATACATGCAAAGCACGGGCACAAGAACGTAGTAACGCAGAAGAAACTATAAAGTACATAGAGGAGTGGTTCTCCATGTATACGACTTAAGGAGGAAGTTATATGAGATATAAGGATGGAGTGAAAGGTTCTGCGGATTTGAATTGGCTGAACGATATGTTAGAAAAGCAACCGATCGACGCAATCATGATCAATCGTAAGACAGCGGAAACGCTGCTTGACTATGTAGATAAGGCACTGGCTGCACAGGCGAATGAGCAGACAGGAAATTGCATACAAAGCAAGCCATTGCCGCCGCTGGGATTGCAGGTGCCGGAGCGTGGTGCGTGTGCTGCATATGGTGTTGCATTGGATATGATCGAGCTTAACATGCTGGTCGATCTGGTACAGGAACAGTTAGAACGAACAGAAATGGATGAGAGCTACGGGAAGCAGTATGTGTTCGATCTGATGTCACTGAATCATAAACTGCAAGTCGAACGCATGAAAAGAAGATAGTCCCCCCCGGGTCAGAGATTAACTGAAGCTGAAAAGGGACTGTAAGGGATTCACTAAATCCACCGAAAGCGAAAAAATGAGATTTTTGAAGAAGTTTTCCGGGAATATCAAAAGTGATATTTAATAATCTGAAGATATTGCAAAAGAAGGGAGCTGACAGGATGGAACGTAAAAAAGAGATGCTTGAACAGCTGCCGGATGACGCAACAAGAAAACTAATGGAACCGCTGATCGACGATATCGTTTTTCTGGAAGAAATGCTACACAATTTACGGAAGCTTCCATTTATACGGGTTTCGGATAAAGATCCAAACCGGCAGAAAGCGACACCGGCAGCTAAGCAGTACAAAGAACTGCTGCAACAATACAATAACTCTTTGAAGGTGCTGCGTTCCGTGATGAATAAGGATAATGATGGAGATGAAAGCGAATTACGCAAGTGGTTTAGAAACAGGACTGGATAAAGAAAAAACCTGGTTGTGGAAGTATCGGGAAGCCATACAAAAAGGTGAGATCGTTGCCGGCATAGATATGATAACGGAATTAAATCATCTCATTGAAGAATGGGATGACCCGCAATATCGTTATGATACAGCAGATGCTGATATCCGTATCGACTTCATCGAAAACTGTGTGAAATTGACAAAGAGTCCTTTTTATGGGAAACCCATGATCTTGATGCTCTGGGAAAAAGCATTTATCGAGGTTGCGTATAGCTTTAAAATGATGTCGATTGATACAGGTGGATGGGTAGACCGTTTTCAGGAGATCCTTATGTTGATTACGCGAAAGGGTGGAAAAACGGAATTGATCGCTGCACTGGAGCTAGCTGAATTGTTTCTTGGCCAACCAGGATCAAATATTATCTGTTCCGGTACCAATGATGCGATTGCTGACCTGTGTTATCAGTCTATCGATACGATGCGGCTGATAATTGATCCGAAAAGCTTAGATACATGGCGGAATCAGAAAGGAATCAAATGTAATTTCAATAATAATTTTTTATCGAAGTTATCAGATTCCAGCCGTAACAAGGAAGGCCGTAATATCGACATGGCCGGAATCGATGAGATATGGGCGTTATTAGATGACGGTATCTACAAACCGATCCAGCAGTCAACAAGTACGAAAGACAATTATAAGATATTTATGTTTGGCTCGCAGGGTTTTGTCGCAGATGGTTTCCTGGATAAGACACTGGAAGAATACTACAGGATCAACAGACGGGAAGATAACCGAGAAAGCGCAAAACGGAAGCTGCCATGGCTCTATACGCAGGACAGTGAAAGTGAAGTATGGGAGACGAATGAACAGGGGATCAATCCGGCATGGGAGAAATCAAATCCTTCTATCGGAATCGTGAAAAAATGGTCCTATCTGCGTGATCGAGTGGATGAAGCACGTATCAGCAAATCTGACAGGATGTTCGTTTTATCAAAGGACTTCAACTTCAAAGTTTCCGAAGCAACCACCTGGCTACTTCCAGAGCTATTGGATTATGACACCAAATTTGATATAGAAGATTTCAGAGGGTTTTTCTGTATTGGTGGTGTCGATCTGGCAGAAACAACAGATTTATGTTCTGCGAAGGCTTTGATCATGCGTCCTGAGGATAAACGGAAATATCTTATTTCTATGTATTGGATGCCCATTAGTAAATTAGACAACAACGATGACAAACTGGCAGGGGCTGAATATAGGCAATGGGCCAGAGAGGGATATTTACGAATCGTTGATGATACAGAAGTCGATGTGACGATCGTTGCCGACTGGTTCAATGAACTATACAAAAAATATGGGATATGGACAATCAAGTGTGGATATGATCAAAAATTTTCCAAGGAATTTCTGAAGCGACTAGATGAATATGAAATTGAATATGAAAATATACCGCAGAATCGCTTTGTTATGAGTACCCCGACAAAAGTCACCGAAGAAGAAATACGGCAGCAACTTATTGTTTACGGAAATAACCCGATCGATAAATGGAATATGAAAAATGCATGTGTCCAGGTATGGGATACAGGACATATCATGCTGGTGAAGGAAAAGAACATGCCAGGCAAAAAAATAGATGGAGCTGTAAGTACGGTGATCGTAAACGAGACTTACAGAAGGAATCGTGCTGATTATATGTTATATGTGAAAAAGAATCGGAGGTGAGTGCATGGGGATATTGAAGGTATTGTCAGGAATGTTTGGTGTAGAGAAGCCGCCGGCAAAATTGAATTATGGAACGATGATGAATGGTGTCACGCCTATCTATTCAGGACATGGACAGAATATATATGCAAATGATGTCGTACAGCAAACATTGGATTGCATCGTTAATGAATTAAAAAAATTGAATCCTACGCATGTTAGATATGAAGGATTTGATCCAGTGCCGGTAGATGGACCGCTTCAGCAAGTATTGGAAGACCCAAACCCGCTCATGACAACAAGTGAATTCATCGAAAAATGGGCTTGGATGCTTCTTCTCACATACAATGCATTCATCTATATACAAAGAAATGAGAAAGATGATATCAAAGGTTACTTCCCGTTGAACCCTAAACAGGTTACGTTCATGGAAGCACCGAACGGAAAAATGTATTTGAAGATGAGATTCGGAAGTGGATATGAATCTACAGTGCCGTATGCTTCCATCATTCATTTAAGAACACACTTTGCACAGAATGATCTCATGGGTGGGAATGAATTTGGACAACCTGATCAGGAACATATTAAAAAGACGATCGGTATCAACGATGACCTACTGGATGGGGTGCGAAAAGCTATGAAGATATCGTGTGCTATAAATGGTATCGTACAGTACAACATTATGCGGGATGATGACCAGATGCAGGAGAATATCAAAGAATTTGAAAGAAAACTTTTGAATTCTGAAAGTGGACTTATGCCAATGGACACAAAAGCTGTATACACACCGTTATCAAGAAATATGCAGCTAGTGGATAAAGCAACACTGGAATTTCTAGACAATAAGATCATGCGGAATTGGCATGTTCCAGCAAATATCGTATTGGGTAACTATAAAACCGAAGAATATGCGTCATTTTATCAGGCGGCGCTGGAACCGATTATCATATCGGCTTCGCAGGGATTCACAAAAAAGTCGTTCACGAAGCAGCAGGCGGGTGGATATAAGAATAAGATCATATTCTTCATGCGTGAGCTGATATTTGCAGATACCGCACAGACATTGGCGGTTGTGAAAGAGCTTGGTCAGACTGGTGCATTATGGGAAAACGAAAAACGTGTTGCATTTGGATATGCACCAGATAAAGAATTGATCGGTAAACGCATGCAGTCACTGAACTGGATAGAAACGCAATATGCCAGAGAGTACCAGCTGACTAAGAAAAAGCCAGGCGAAAAAGAGATAGAAGAATAGGAAAGGAGGTAGAAGAAATGCTATCCAAAAAAGAAGAAAATGCAAAAGAAAAAGTTATTCTTGCTTTATCTGACAGGATCATTGATGAATTAAAAGACACTTCCTTAAAGCGTGATGAAAGTGCCTTGGTAAATCTGATCATCGGATTTGCAAAATTATTAAATGTTTAATCATTATCTGATTCTGCTAATGCTTCATAAATTTTGATATAGTAGTCAGTAACATTTTTAGCGCTCTGCTCAGGCGATGATGTATGCGGAATCAAATGCTGTTCTATAGCGATTTTAGTAAATTCTTCAGCAAGAGTCAGCGCATAGTTATCTGCAAGTTTATTTTTCATAATATCGCACCCCCTTTCCTTACAGATAAATATTATCACAGAAAAAGGAAAGGTCAATTATTCGATTACAAAGGAGGTGAAAGGAATGGATGAATTTGTAAGAAGAAGCTATATGTGTGAAGTCCGTTCGGAGGATGGCAATTCGGAGAACGAGCGTATCATCGTAGGACGGCCGATCGTATATGAAAGTAAAACAGATATGGGATGGTATGACGAAGTGATATGCCGTGGCGCGCTGGATGAAACAGACCTTACGGATGTGAGCTTTTTAGTTAATCATATGACCGGTATGATACCGATGGCCAGAAGTCGAAAAGACAATATAAACAGCACGATGCAGCTGAGCGTCGATGTCAACGGTATGGCGATCCGAGCTGGTGTGGATGTCGTAAACAATGGGACTGCAAGAGAATTCTGTTCTGCTGTGGACAGGGGAGATATATGCGGCATGTCCTTCATGTTTGGTATTCGCAAACAGCGTTGGGATGATCTGGATTCTGAACATCCGACAAGGTACATCGAAAAGATATCTATCGTAATGGAAGTGTCAGGTGTGACATGGCCGGCTTATGAGGAAACAGATATATCTTTGCGGGATAAAGGAAACTGCGACGAAGCCCGACAGGCGTTTGAACACGCAAAAGAAGAACAGGCGCTGAGCAGGAAAGATACAGCCTGCGTGAATAAAGCGAAAGCACTGGTACGTATGTACAGGAAAGGAAAATAAGATATGAACATCAGAGAGTATTTGAACAATCTATTGAAAGACTTCAGAGAACAGAGAAGTACCCTTCGCACATCATTGGTTGCAGCCGAGACGCAGGAAGAGCGCCAGGCGATCAATGAAAGTCTGGATGCTGTGGAGGAGCAGATCGAATCCGTGAATGAACAGATTCGGTCCCTGCCGCCTGTTGATGATGCAGGCGACGCAGGAAATGGAGAACAGCGAGGATTCAATCCACTGGCAAGCTATGGATTGAATGCAGGAGGTGCAGCTGCGGCTGCCGACGAGGAACGTGAAGCGGGTCCAACAGGAACTATGGAATATCGAAAGGCATTCCAGAAATATTTCCGTACAGGTGAGATGGATGAGGTTCTGATCACTCGTGCAAATGAAGCGAATACCAGTGAAGACCTGGGCGTCGTGATTCCGGTCACAGTCATGCAGACATTCATCACGGAAGTGGAGAAAGTCCGCGGACAGCTGTACACAAAAGTCAAGAAAACAAATGTCAAGGGCGGAATGAAATATCCGATCGGAGCATTTGGCGCAACCTTCAAACGAATCACAGAAGGTACGGTAAGCGATCGCCAAAAGGGTGGAAAGACTACCGGGCATGTCCAGTTCGGATATAACATCGGTGAGATCCGTATCGCAAAGACATTGCTGGAAAGTATCCTGGAGACTGCTGCATTTGAAACTGAACTGGGAAAAGTGATTGCGAAAGCATATGTAGAAGCGATGGATAAGGAGATCATCTCCGGAGTTCCGGCAAACAATGAAATGGAAGGGATCCTGACAGAAGCAAAAAAGGAAAGTGGAAGCCGCATCCTGCCAGCGAACATCATTGCGTTTACTGCAGACGATATCAGTGACTGGACAGCATGGGAAAAGAAAATGTTTGCAGTGATCCCTATGGCAATGGAAAAAGAACGTCCGGAATTCGTGATTGCGAAGCAGACATATGTCAGCAACCTCTGCACGATGAAGGATACATCCGGACAGCCAATCAAAAAAGCAGGATTTGACGCCAGCGACAAGTTGCACAAATTCAATGAATACGAAGTGAATCGTGTAGAAAAAGATATCTTCAAGGACTTTGACAGCTGCGAGGACGGGGATTACTTCGGTATGTTCTGGGTTCCGGAAATGGCTTATGCTATCAATTCCAATATGGAGTTTACGCTGATGCGATATTTCGACCATGAAACGAATCAGTATGTCGATAAGGCGCTGGTCGTGAATGACGGCAAGGTATTGGATCCAGCATATATCTATTTGCTGAAAAAATCTGCCCCTGCGCAGGGATAGGCAGGGGGTGACCATCCATGGAGGATGCACTGATCCTTGAAAAAGTAAAGACAGCACTGGGCGTTACAGGTGCCTATCAGGATGGCACGATATCGTTCTATATCGATGAAACGAAGGCATACCTGAAGAGTGCCGGAATCGATCCGCGTGTGATCGATTCGCCGGCATCCTTCGGGGTGATCGCCCGCGGCGTTGCGGACCTGTGGAACTATGGCGCTGGATCCGGACGGCTGTCACCCTATTTTAAAGAGCGGGCAATGCAACTGAGTTTTGAAAAGAGTGATAACGATGTATCGACCTAAAGACCCGTTTACTGTACCTGTGTTATTGTTGCCGGTCTTAAAATGTGAAAATATCAAAGGAACTATCAAAAAGATATTCCTGGATCCTGCAGATGCTACGGATGATAAGCAGCTGCTTGTCAGCATGCGCACCTATGGGGGGACGGAAACAGTCGTGAATGGAATCATGACGATCAACGATACAGCAATCGTGGAAACATGGTATCGGCCGGATATCAAAGCAGACTGCCGTATCTATGTGTGTGAGACACAGCGCACATACGATATCGTATCGCCACCGGAAGATATCGATATGCGACACCAGTTTGTAAAATTCAAAATACGCTCATTAGGTGGCAAACCATGAGCAACAAGATCAGTATGGAGTTTGATGGTTTTGAACTACTGGAAGATGAGTTTGATGCAATACTGGCGGATCTAGGCGAAATGGTGAGTGAAGGATTAAAAGAAGCACATGGAATCATTACGAGGAAAGCAGAGCCGGCAATCAGAAAACATCACTTGACTGGTGAAACAGAAGATTCGCTGATTGCAAATCCGACCGTTTCATGGAGTGGCTTGAGCGCATCTACAAAGGTCGGTTTCCGCATCCGTGACGGAGGTTTGCCATCCATCTTTCTGATGTACGGGACACCTAGGATGAACAAGGATCAGGAGCTATATGATGCCTTCCATGGCGCTTCTACATCCGAGAGCATCGAAAGAGCGCAGAAAAATATCATAGAAAAATTCATGTCATTCAAGAAAGGGCGGTAGATGCATGCAGGAGCGAATAATAAAGCTATTGAATGCTTTTGGATACCCGATCTACAGACAAGGATCGATGAGTTCGACACAAGAATATCCACAGGCATTCTTCACAACATGGAACAACGATACACGGGAAGAAGCATTCTATGGAGGAGAAGCAAGACGTAGAGTATGGGATTACGATATAAATTTCTATGCATCTGATCCCGAACTGGTAGATAAGATACCAGAGGAAGCTATTGCTAGAATGAAAAGGGAAGGATTCATCATCGATCGCGCGGGATACGATGTGATGAGCGACGAACAAACACATACAGGCAGAGGGATACACATCCTCTGCATCGATGATATGAAGAAAGAAAGAGAGGATGAGCTTAATGGCAACATTTGAAGAATTCCGAAATTGCAGGAATGCATGTATTGCATTGGTAACAAGTGACACGATTGAAGCATATGAAACAGGACAGGTCATGCCATTGGCGCCGCTTGCTGAGATTTCGAAGACAACAGCAACAGCAAGTGAAGCAAAATACTATGATGGATCACCACTTATCGTTGTAAATGCTGAAGGAGCCGACACAGTAACTTTGACAACCACGGTCATTCCGCTCAAGACGCTGGCAATGATCACGGGAAAAAAAGTAGATGCAAAAACCGGAGCATTGATGGATGGCCCTGCAAAACCGGTGTATTTTGCACTGGGTTACATCCTTGAAAAGACGGATGGAACGAATCGTTACGTATGGCGTTATAAATGCTCTGCGAGCATTCCGGACGAGAGTGGGAAGACGGCGACTGCAGGTACAGAAACTTCAAATCAGCAGATCACGATCACTGGTATCAATACCATTCATAAATTCACAAAGCCGCAAGCTTCACAAAAAGCACTCGTCGTAGATGAATCCGATGGACTGGCAGACCTGACTACATTCTTCAATGAAGTAACGACATGCGACACTTTGAGACCGCTGAATTCAGATGTATCGTCTGAAGGGTAATGAGGTGATTATATGTTACTGAACATCTGGAAAGACCAGACGACGATCGAAAAGACAGTGCAGGCAGATGCTTATGATATCATGCTGGGAACGGTAGACGATATCCTTGCTTTACTTGACGATGTATTGAAATTAGATGAGGAAGGTGACTTCAACGGCCTTCTCCTGGAGCTTATCAGGAATAATCTTCCGCGGGTAAAACATTTGTTGAAAGAGATATTTCCATCATTGAAAGATGAAGATTTAAAAAGAATCAAGATGAAGGAACTCGTCCCATTGTTTGTGGAATTGGTCATGTACTGCAAAGAATCGATGGAGTATGACGGAAAAAACGTGTAGAGGGTGAGGGTGGCAGCACTCTCACCCTTTATCAAGTGATGTTTCGTATGCAAGATATGCTGTGCACCAGGTATACCGGAATGAACCCGCTCATGCTGCGCAAAGAACGCAGTGGAGAAGTGTTCAAGTTGGTGAAACGCATCCTGGACAGCATTGAAGTTAATGAAGAAGAGATACAAAATAATAACAACCGTGTCATACGCCGAAAAGCAACAGATGACAGCTGGTATTAGAGGGAGGTGCAGATATGGCTAGAAATACAGAAGCGACGATGAAATATAGAGCGGACATAAGTGAATTGAAATCGAGTATACAGTCCGCCAATCGTGAAATCAAGTTGGCAAACGCTCAGTTCAAAGCTGGAACAGTCGGCATGAAGGATTGGTCATCATCCGCGGATGGTCTGAGTGCAAAGCAAAAGCAGTTGACAAGCGTTATCGCCGCTCAGAAGCAGAAACTGACTGACCTCGAAAAACAATACGCTCTCGTTTGTGAAAACCAGGGAGAAAATTCTAAAATGGCGCAGGATCTCGCTGTGAAGATCGAAAAGCAGAAATCAACAGTCATTGCCAGTGAACAGGCAATGGAAAGATACAATAAAAAACTGATCGATGCAAAAAACAGTGGAAAAATCACAGCTGAAGAGTTTGAACGCCTGGCTTCCGCACAATCAAAAGAAGCAGCTGAATCATTGAAGGCGGCACAAAAGGCTGAGCATACGACGAAGAAGCTGACAGAATTAAAAGAGGTATCTGCAGAACTAACAACACGAATCGGTAAGGGGTTGGTCACAGCTTTAAAAGCAGGAGCTGCAGCTATGGGGGCGATGATCGCAACATCTACGAAAGTCGGTGTGGAATTCGAAGCAGGGATGAGTGAAGTGCAAGGCATCAGTAGGGCAAGTGCAGAAGATATGGAGTTATTGAGTGCAAAAGCTAAAGAGATGGGAGCGAAAACAAAGTTTTCTGCATCTGAAGCAGCAGAAGCATTCAAATATATGGCGATGGCCGGATGGAAGACACAAGATATGCTGGTGGGGATCGAAGGTATCATGCAGCTTGCGGCTGCTTCCGGAGAAGACCTGGCAACTGTATCCGATATCGTAACAGATGGACTGACGGCATTCGGACTGAGCGCCAAAGATTCTGGGCATTTTGCAGATGTCCTCGCTGCCGCATCCTCAAACGCTAATACGAACGTATCCATGATGGGAGAATCTTTCAAGGAAGCAGCTGCCTTATCAGGCACCATGAAATACAGCATAGATGATATGTCGGTGGCGATCGGTCTGATGGCAAACAGTGGTATCAAAGGATCCAAAGCCGGAACGACACTGAAGAACGCGATTGCGAATATGGCGAAGCCGACCGATGCTATGCGAGAATTGATGGATAAGTATAATCTTTCCCTTTCAAACGCAGATGGAACGATGAAGCCGTTTGCTACTGTTGTAGAAGATCTGCGAAAAGCATTCGGTGGATTGACTAAAGATCAGCAGGCTAGCGCAGCAGCAACACTATTCGGAAAAGAAAGTATGGCCGGTATGCTGTCTGTCATCAATGCAAGTGAGAGTGATTACAATAAGCTGAAAACAGCAATCAAGAACGCAGATGGAGCATCCAAGGAAATGGCGGATACGATGCAGAACAATGTAAAAGGATCTGCAACGATACTGAAATCCACCCTTGAAGGTTTAGGAATACAAATGTACGATGTTTTTAAGGATGATCTTAAAAAGGGAATCGATTCTGTTACGAAAGAGTTTAGCAAGTTGTCAAGAGAACTCAGTAAGCCGAATATAAAAAATGCGCTGGCTAGTGTTGTAAAAGGATTGTCATCTTTCTTACAGGCTGGTTTAAAGGTCATTACGTCACTTATCCCGCCGTTGATAGAGGGATTTGCTTTTATGGCAACGAATGCAGACAAGTTGATTCCACTCATTACAGGGCTGGCAGGTGCATTTATCGTCTACCAGACTAAGACAGCTATCGCAACAAAAGCAACCGGTGAATTGAATGCGATACAACTTGTAGCGAAGGCTGGATCTGTCGCTTACAACACGGTGATGGGGATACTGAACGGGACGATGGATATCCAGATCGTTAAGACTAAAGCATTGAACCTGCTTCATTCAGCAAGTCCATGGGGATTGGTAGCACTTGCGATTGGCGGTGTCGTTGCGGCGTTATTGGCTTTTAACAACCAAGAAGACGAAGCAACAAAAAAGCTGAGAGAAAACGCAGACGAAGCTAAGGAGAATCGTGAAGCATGGGATGAGATGAACGAAGCTAAACAGATGGCGATGCAGGACGGTGCAGCTGAAATTGACTACTACATGCGCCTGAAAGAGGAAATGTCATCACTCGTGGATGCGAATGGTAAAGTAAAAAAAGGTTACGAAGGCCGTGTAAAATTTATCGTAGGTGAATTGAATGATGCATTAGGAACAGAGATATCCATGACCGGTAACGTTATTGACAACTATAAGGAACAGATGAAGGCATTAGATGACCTTATGGCAAAACAACGTGCGAAAACGATCATTGATGCTGGTGCAGAAGCATACTCCACAGCAATCAAAAATCAGACGAAGGCATTGCAAGAACAGAAGGATGCTGAAAAAGAAGTCATGGACCAGAAAGCGAAGCTGCAAAAAAGTGTTGAAAAGCTCATGGAAGAAGGTCTAACGAACGAACAGGCTTGGTACGCTATCAGGGCAGGTGCCGCAGGAGAAGATCTCGTTCTGGCAGAAGAAACCTATGCGGAAAAGAAACGCCTTGCGGAAGGTTATACAGAGACGATTGCGGAACAGGAGATGCTGCAGAAACTATATGCACAAGGAAACGCTGAAGACATCGCGGCTATCAATGCATATATATCGAGGTCGTACGATGATAAAGGTAAAAAGGTCGTATTATCAACGCAGGAACAGGTAACCAACGAAGAAACACTGCTGTCTTATCTGAAACAGAGATATAAGGATACCGGGGATCAGATGTATCAGGATCAGATAAAAGCAAGCGAGAATCGACTGAAAAATCTGAAGGAAGATGTGAAGAACCAAAAATCTACTGTCGAGGAAGGGACCGGAGGATTCCGAACTGCATGGGAGAATATGACTAAGCAGGGTAACAGCGGATTTGAGAAAGGTTCTGACAATTATAAGGTAGCAGCTTTAAACCAGGTCATGATGGCTAAGCTGGGTATCACAAAAAACACGAAGGAGACGACAGGAGCATGGGAATTCCTGGCAGCGCAGGGACTGGCTGCTTATGATGATAAAGCAAAGCAATGGAGATTTACCGAAGCCGGAGAATTGTATGCGTTGGGGGCAAAAGCGGGAATTCAAAATAAGCAAGGTGATGTGTGGGGGGCTGTTAGCGGCATGGCTAGCGGCATGGTAACAGCCATGTTCCAGGCACTGGATATCCATTCACCTTCCAGAAAAGCATATAAAGGCGGAGATTATTTTGGTTTAGGACTTGTCAATGCCTTACGTGACCGCATTCCGTCTATAAAAAAAGTAATCAGTGAAATAACTGCCGTGATGCTTGACGGTACAAGTGCTATAGCTCCGCAACTTAATGACAATATGAGTATAGCTGTATCAGGTATGCAGAAAAGTGCTGCCTCCAGAACGCAGACGCCACAGACGCCGCAGCAATCTCAGGGAACCACAGGATCGCAAACGACATTCAATCAGTACAATTATAGCCCGAAAGCATTATCACAGAGAGAAATCTATCGTAATACGAATAGAGCGCTTCGTTTTAAAGATATGATCGGAGGTATCAGAAGATGAGTTTTGCATTATATATCGAAAATCAAAAGCAGGAAGTGCTGGACTTGACAAATGATGCCTCCTATACTGTGGTGCAGGTCGATGGCCTAGATCCACCAGATGCGCAGATCAGCACGACGAAGCGTATCGGTTATGATGGAGAGGATATTCAATCGGTCTACGTAGAACCGCGTACCATAACGATCTATATCGTGATGTATGGTGATGTCGAAGAAGCGCGCCTACGTTTATATCAATATGCACGTATCAAGCAGTATCTGAAAGTCCGCTATCGTAATGCACACCGTGATGTGGTGGCGGAAGGAACTGTGCAAGGGATACAGTATGATCATTTTGCACAGATACCAATGATGCAGATCGTCGTGTACTGTCAGTATCCATATCTCCGAAACATCGACACGATAACAGACGGAGGATCGCAGATACAACCTGCATTCGGATTTGTTTTTTCTTGTGAAAACGGGAATACGTTTGAATTCGGGACATTTCTGGAAATTCCTGAGATCGTTGCGTTGAATAGTGGTGAAGTGGTAACCGGGATACGATTCATTTTCCGGATGAATGGTATCGTGAAAAATCCAAAGATATTCAATCGGGCAACAGGTCAATTCATAGCATTGGAATATGATTTTCAAGCCGGAGATGTCGTTACGCTATCCACTCATTTTGGAGATAAATATGCACAACTGCTACGAAATGCGCAAACGATAAATATATTTAATGCGATTACGAAAGATAGCACATGGATGCAGATGGATGTCGGTGATAATGTATTTGTTTTTGAAGCTGCACAAGGACAGGACATGATCGAATTATCCATCATACATACGGATGAGTATGAGGGGGTATAAATATGCAGCTGATAATATGTGACCGCGAATTTCAAAGGTTAGGAATGATCGAAACAGCATCCGTTATATGGATGAGCAGATATTATGATCTTGGAGATTTTGAGATATTAGTTGCGATGGATCAGAAACGTTATGAACTGCTGCACAAAGACTATTATGTTTTACGGTATGACGATCCCTATGTAGGGATTATTGAAGATATCAATATTACAGATGATGGCGAGACTGAGTATCTGAAGGTGACCGGTCGCTTTGCGGAATCTCTCCTCACGCGAAGGATCGTGTATAATCAAACACAGGTCAGCGGAACAGTAGAAAATGGCCTGATTGCGCTGATAAAAGACAACATCACTGATCCTAAGATCAGTGCAAGAAAGATAGACATCATCGGCATCTCACCTTTAAAAGGCTTTCATGAAAAATTGAATGCGCAGTATACGGGTGATGAGATTGCGGAGGTTGTTACCGCCGTATGTCAGGCAAATGGGCTGGGATATCGGATGCCGTTGATAGATGATAGATTTATGTTTGAAATATACAAAGGGACGGATCGATCATATGCTCAGGACGAAAATCCGCACATAGTATTTTCTGATAAGAATGATAATCTTATATCAAGCACGTATACAGAAGTAAATTCCAAGCATAAGAATTTTGCGCTTGTGGCCGGAGAAGGAGAAGGTGCACAGCGCCGCAAGCTCCCGGTTGGGACATTGGAAGGCATAGACCGTAAAGAAACATTTGTAGATGCCAGAGATATATCGTCGAACGAAGGAGAAGTCTCGGATATAGAATATGACAAGGCATTGATGGAACGCGGATATGAAAAACTGTCAGAGACCGCCATGACACAGGCATTTGACGGAGAGGTCAGTATGAACGTGAACTATCAGTATCGCAAAGATTATCAGCTGGGTGATATCGTCACGATCGAGAATGAAAGATGGGGAATATCAATAAATTCCCGTATTATCGAAGTGATGGAATCAGAAGATGAAAACGGATATATAGTAACACCAACATTTGGAGCATGAGGAGGTATAAGGCATGTCGATAAAATATGGATTTTTCAATAGTGTTAACAAGGATAGACAATATGACGCAAATGATTTTAACTATGGTTTGCGTAAGTTGATATCAAATGGCGTCTTTGCTGAACCGGGGAATAATCTGCAGGTGATGGCCGGAAGCGGTATGAACATCGTAATCAAAAAGGGAGAAGCGAGACTGGATTGGAAGTGGTTCATATCGGATGCCGATGAAATATTAACGATTGCAGCATCCGATGTTTCACTGAATCGTATCGACCGCATTGTTATCCGTCTGGACTTTACGGCACGGACGATAAACTTCGCAATAAAGAAAGGCGCAGGAGCAACGAACCCGACTGCTCCGGACATCGAAAGGACTTCATCGGTATTTGAATTAGGGTTAGCACTGATCAACATACCAAAGCAGACAACGACGATCACCCAGTCACTCATCACAGATACCAGAATGGATGCAGGTGTATGTGGTGTCGTTACCGGATTGATTGACCAAGTAGATACCACAACGCTATTTAACCAATACCAGACAGCTTTTCAGGAAGACCGCACCTTTAATAATGCAGCTTTCAATACATGGTTCTCTGGAATAAAAGAGCAGATGTCTACCTCAACGCTCATCCGTAAGTTTACGAATATCATGACCAGTACAGCCGGACAAAAAGTATTCAACATCGGCATAGTGGGCTATAACACTACTTTGGATATCTTGGAGGTATATATCAATGGATTGCGGACAGCTGAGACAATAGACTACACGCATGATGCTACGCAGATAACCTTGACAAAAGCACTGGATGCTGGACAGCAGCTGGAAGTCGTGGTATGGAAATCAATCGATGGTGCGAATGCAATCACTGTTATAGAAGAGGTTGAGCAGCTGCAGAATGAAAAGTTGGATAAAACTGGCGGAGAAGTAACAGGAAATATAACACTTGATACAGGTACAAGAATGATGGTAAAAGATAAAAATAATACAGGACTTAATGGCTTGTCTTTATTAGATGACAGACTTCTTTTAGGAAATAGCATGTATAAAACAGCCATAGGTTCTAAAAATGTACCGATATGGGATAGTGGGACTACTGCAAAAAACCTTGCTACTGAAGAATATGTAAACGCAAAGATTAAAGAATTGCAGGATCAGATCGACGCATTGAAAGGCGCAGGACAATGAAATGAAGATAACGCCCTATCTTAATAGCAAAGTGGGGCGTTTTTTTATATTAGAATTAGTGTTATAATGATGATACAAAGAGGTGAGGATTGTGAAAATAGGAATCAGAAAACCATCTATAAAAAAATCAATAAAAGCAAGAACGACAGGAGCAGTGAAAAGAAAGGCTAAAGCTGCCGTTAATCCAATATACGGAAAGCCTGGTGTCGGATTTGCGAAAGACCCAGTAAGATCGACTAAAAACAAAGTATATAAAAAGACAACCAAAAGTGTATGGGATTTTTTTAAATAAAAATAATTATGAAAATTAAATATGATTTAACAGGCGAACGGTTTGGCAGATTATATGTCACAAAGTTAGATGGAAAAAATAAAAGTAATGAATATCTATGGTTGTGTAAATGTGACTGCGGACAACTTTGTCATGCAACAACATATGCGCTGCGGCATGGTATCAAGCGCAGCTGTGGATGCATCACGCGGGAACGTACCAGCAAACAGCTGGAGGGAGAACGATTTGGGAAGCTAACTGTCCTAAAGAGGTTGGACAAGAAAAAGCATGATTGCTATATGTGGCTTTGTAAATGTGATTGTGGAAACACATGTGAAGTAAGGACAGATGCCTTAACAAGAGGAGTAACAAAAAGCTGTGGCTGCATGCATATAACATCGTTGGATGATAAGCGCAGCAAGCTGTATGTAAAGGATACTGGCTTACAATATGTCGGTGATTATAATAAGCCAAGAAAAAGCAAAACAGGCTTTACAGGAGTAGTATACGATAAACGCAGGGCAGGTAATAAATATTATGCAAAAGTAAAATTTCAGGGGAAATATTACTATCTTGGGAGTGCAGCAACTGCAGAAGAAGCCTATGAATTATACAAATCAGGTAAAGAAAAAATACACAAGAAGTTTCTCGCGGAAAATCCTGAATATCTGCAAAGAGTTGAGGAATTGAGAAAAAAAGCGTCTAAAAAAAGATAAACCCTGTCTCTATTCAGATAAGGCAGGGTTTAGATTATTTCTTTTTACTTCTTTTATATATTGGGCGCCATAGGTCTTCACCTCTATCGCCGTTCGAATATCGATAAAGCAATGTACCGTATGAAATATTAGTAATTTTTGATAGTTCATTTAAAGTTACTATTTTGCCTTGATAATCGATTTCCATTTCGCTTTGAAGATTTCTCCAAAGCTCTTTTCCACGATCGCCATTTCTATAACGTCTATGTAAAGTGGTATAACCAATTCCGGTTCTATTTGATAATTCTGTAAGATTTATTTTTTCACCTTCATAATCCACTAAAATTTCTTTTCCCATAGATTTTTGAAAGAGTTGTGAACCGCTCGCGCCTTTAGAATAACGCTTCCATAAAGTAACATAATCAATTCCAGTTTTTTTTGATAATTCATATAAAGACACTTTTTCACCATCATACTCGACATATATTTTCGCTTTTTTGCTTATTTTTCTTTTATATTGCTTTATCTTCCCTGTCCATAATTCTTCACCTCGATATCCCTTATCGTAACGATATCTTAATGTAGTGTCATTTATACCTGTTATACTTGATAATTCTGGTATTGTTACCTGTTTACCATCATACTCGACATAAATATTTGCCTTATTCGGTAATCGTTCAGCACTCCATAATTCTTCACCTTGGCATCCATTATAATAACGTTGTTTCAATGTACCTTCATTTATTCCGGTCAAAGTAGATAGCTCAGCAAAGGTTACTTGTTTACCATGATAATCAATATATATTTTGGCAGATCTTTTATTCGGTAATCGCTTTGTACTCCATAATTCTTCGCCTCGATATCCTTTATGATAACGATTTTTCAATGTACCTTCATTTATTCCGGTCAAAGTAGATAACTCTGCAAAGGTTACTTGTTTACCATGATAATCAATATATATTTTGGCAGATCTTTTATTTGGTAATCGCTTTGTACTCCATAAGTCTTCGCCTTGATAACCGATTTTATAACGCATGCTTAATGCAGATCGGTTTATTCCAGTTAAAGCAGATAACTCAGTAAAGGTTACTTCTCTACCATAATAATCGACACGGGTCGTCCCCTTACCTGTTAATCGTTTAGTGCTCCATAATTCTTCGCCTTGATATCCTCTATAATAACGATTTTTCAATTTAGTTTCGCTTATCCCTGTTAAAGTAGATAGCTCAGCAAAAGTTACTTGTTTACCATGATAATCAATATATATTTTGGCAGATCTTTTATTCGGTAATCGCTTTGTACTCCATAAGTCTTTGCCTTGATGTCCTTTATTGTAACGTTTTCTTAATGTAGCTATGCTTATACCAGTTAATTTTGATAATTCAGGAATTGTTACTTGTCTGCCATAATAATTGACATAAATATTTGCCTTATTTGGTAGTCGATTAGTGTTCCATATTTCTTCGCCGGAGCATCCTCTTTTCAGCCTTTCATATATCGTACTGCATTTTACACCAGTTATTTTATTTAACTCAGTAAGATTTACATATCTTTTTTCAGGTGTGTAATATACAAGAGTCTCATTTGACTTCTTGATAATACTAGCGCGTTCTACTTTTCTTTTTTCTTCTGGACCGTTATTTAACATATCTTTTAAATATGGTTCATGTAACTCCTCTTTTGCTTTTAAATATGCATCATGCGCTTCATCCGCTGTATCAAATTCTCCAAGATGATGTTGTTTACCTTTAAAAGTTATATCCGCAGCATAGCGGTTTGTGCGTTTATTAAGAGATACGCCACGATAACCGCTTTTGTTATTTTTTCGTGGCTTATCACCATATAGCTTGTAGGGGTCTGAGCCATCAACACAATGGTTACGTGTAATGGCACCGAGTTTCTTACCATTGATAGTTTTAAGGCATC